GTTTTATGATGGTATCACCACCGCAGAGATTCAGGAGATTCTGATTCGTTCTGCTTCTGACCTGATCGATCTGGATCACCCCAACTATCAGTTCGTTGCTGCTCGACTGCTTCTGTTCGCTCTCCGCAAGCAGTTGTTTGGTCGTATGCACGAATGCCCTACGGTCAAGCAGCACGTCCTTCGTGCCGTTGGTAGAGGTGTCTATGACCCAGAAATTCTTACTCTGTATGCCGATGAAGAGTTTGATAAACTTGAGTCGTTTATTGATCATAGTCGTGACTATCTGTTTACTTATGCAGGTCTACGTCAAGTCGTTGATAAGTACCTCGTGCAGGACAGAAGTTCTAACGAACTTTATGAAACGCCACAGTTTATGTACCTTTTGATTGCGGCGACAATTTTTTCCAAGTATCCTAAAGAAACACGTTTAGATTACGTGAGGAAGTACTACGATGCAATCTCCAAGCACAAAATCAACATTCCTACGCCAATCATGGCAGGTGTTAGAACCCCACTTCGCCAATATGCAAGTTGTGTTCTTGTTGATGTTGATGACACCCTTGACAGTATCTTCAGCTCTGATATGGCAATTGGTCGCTATGTTGCTCAAAGAGCAGGAATTGGTATCAACGCAGGTCGAATCAGGGGTATCAACTCTAAAATCAGAGGCGGAGAAGTTCAGCATACAGGCGTTGTCCCTTTCCTCAAAAAGTTTGAAGCAACTGTCCGATGCTGTACTCAAAATGGCATCAGAGGTGGATCAGCAACTGTCCACTTTCCAATCTGGCACCAAGAAATAGAGGATATCCTTGTATTAAAAAATAACAAAGGAACCGAAGATAATCGTGTTCGTAAGTTAGACTATTCTATCCAAATCTCCAAACTCTTCTATGAACGCTTCATCCGCAACGAAGAGATTTCTCTCTTCTCTCCCCACGCCGTTCCTGGTCTGTATGATGCTTTTGGGACTGATGGATTTGACGAGTTATATGTTCGTTATGAACGAGATGAGTCTATTCCAAGAAAAACTATCGCTGCTCAAGAACTCTTTCTGGACCTCCTGAAAGAGAGGGCAGAGACTGGTCGTGTTTATATTATGAACATTGATCACTGCAACTCTCACTCATCCTTTATGGATAAAGTTGAGATGAGCAATCTGTGCCAGGAGATTACTCTGCCTACCAAACCCATTCAACACATTGACGATCCAAATGGAGAAATTGCTCTCTGCATTCTTAGTGCTATTAATGTTGGAAAAATTAGGGATAATGAAGATCTTGAAGTTCTTTGCGATCTTGCTGTTAGGAGTCTTGATGAACTCATTGATTTTCAAGGATACCCCGTCAAAGCAGCAGAAATCGCCACCAGAGCACGTCGTTCTCTTGGGGTAGGTTTTATTGGTCTGGCACACTATCTCGCTAAGCACGGGGAGCATTATGATGATCCTGGCGCCTGGAAACTGGTACATGACCTCACTGAGGCATTCCAGTACTATCTAATTAAGGCAACTGTTGATCTTGCCAAAGAAAAAGGTGCTTGTGAATATTCACAACGAACCAAGTATGGCAATGGTATTCTCCCTATAGATACTTACAAGAGAGATGTAGACGAAATTGTACCTAACGAACTTAAGTATGATTGGGAATCGCTTCGTGAGCGGGTCAAGCAGTATGGAGTACGGAACAGCACGTTGTCCGCACAGATGCCTTCGGAGAGCAGTTCCGTTGTGTCAAATGCCACAAACGGAATTGAACCACCTAGAGGATACTTGTCCATTAAGAAGTCGAAGAAGGGTCCACTCAAGCAGATTGTTCCCCAGTATCAAAGTCTTAAGAACAACTATACGTTGCTCTGGGATATGCCTAGCAATCGCGGTTATATTCATATTGTTGCTGTTATGCAAAAGTTCTTTGATCAAGCGATTTCTGGAAACTGGTCATATAATCCCGAAAATTATGCCGATAATGAAGTTCCTACTTCAGTAATGGCACAGGACCTTTTAACTACATATAAGTACGGTTGGAAAACCAGCTATTATCAAAATACTTATGACCATAAGACTGATGAGGTTGAAGAAACCAAACAGTCTCTTGAAAATTTAATTTCCGATATTCTAGATTCAGAGGAGGAAGATTGTGAGTCTTGTAAGATTTAAAACAGGTTTGGAGGAAAAAGCAATGGTCGAATCAATGACCGTTTTTAACTCCCAAGAAGTAGATACCAAAAAGCAACCTATGTTTTTTGGACAACCACTAGGAATCCAAAGATATGATTCTTACAAATATCCAATCTTCGATAAACTAACAACACAACAATTGGGTTATTTCTGGAGACCCGAAGAGGTTTCTCTTCAAAAAGATCGTAGCGACTATCATATGCTACGCCCAGAACAAAAACACATTTTCACCAGCAACCTTAAGTATCAGGTGATGCTGGATTCCGTTCAGGGTCGTGGACCTGGTATGGCATTTGCGCCATACTGTTCACTACCTGAACTGGAAGCGTGTATGAAGGTATGGGAGTTTATGGAGATGATCCACTCCCGTTCATACACTTATATCATCAAGAATGTTTATTCAGACCCTTCTGAAGTTTTTGATACTATTCTCAAAGAAGACCGCATTATGGAACGTGCCGTGAGTGTAACTCAGGCATACAACGATTTCATCAATAGTGCTCAGCATTATGGCACATCTCATGAGTGGGTCCATGCTTTGGAACAAGTACCATACGCACAAGAGGCAAGGTATGAACTCAAGAGAAAACTATTCAGAGCAGTTGCAAACGTTAATATTCTTGAAGGTATTCGCTTTTACGTCAGCTTCGCTTGTAGTTTTGCGTTTGGCGAACTCAAGCTTATGGAGGGAAGTGCAAAAATCATCTCACTGATTGCCCGTGATGAGAACCAGCATCTGGTCATTACTCAGAATATTCTGAACAAATGGAAAGAGGGCGATGATCCAGAAATGGCACGTATCTCTAAAGAAGAAGAGCAGTGGGTTTACAATACATTTGAGAACGCTGTGAATCAGGAAAAACTTTGGGCAGAGTATCTGTTCAAGGATGGATCTATGATTGGTTTGAATGACAAATTGCTACAACAGTATGTCGAATGGATTGCAAACCGTAGAATGAAAGCGATTGGACTCAAACCACTTTATGATATTTCTGCGAAGAATAATCCACTTCCTTGGACTGAGCATTGGATTAGTTCTAAGGGTCTTCAAGTTGCCCCACAAGAAACCGAAGTTGAATCATATATTGTTGGAGGAATCAAACAGGATGTTACCAAAGATACTTTCTCAGGATTCCAACTATGATGAATGGTGCGAACAGGAAATCCTGAACGCATATCAAGAAGCTGCAGAGTGTGATGAGTTTCTTTTTGGAGATTATGATTACTCAAAGGAATGGTTGGGTAAATGTAGTGATGATGTGAAATGAGGGTCTTCGGGACCCTCTTTTTTTATAAATAAAATTATAAAAGAAATAAAAGAAAAAAATGTCGGAACTTTCAACCAGTGAAGCACGTAAATTGATGGAAGTATATACATCGATGTGTGCTCCTCAACAAGAAAATCTTTCAGAAGAAGTTGAGCAAATTGATGAAAAAATGGATGTATTTTCTGCTATTAAAAGTACCCCATCTCCAGTTTTTACCGGACAAAAACCAGCACAACAACCAAGAAAGGGAATGGAGGGTGCTTTTGATAAAATAGTATCTGATACTAAGACTACACAAGCAGCAGCAACTAAATTTTTCACAAAGGGAATGCAACCCGCTGGTGGTAAACCCGCTACTCCTGCTACCCCCGCTAGAGCAGCAACACCTGCTACTCCTGCTAGATCCGCTACTCCTGCAACTGCTAAACCAGCTCCTTCTTCAGTAGTCTTGGCAAAGAAAGGTGGGGTAGAGGGTAAGTTAGATAAGTCTACTGGTAAATTCACTGCAGGTGCCTTTACAGGTGCTGAGAAGGCACGTTATACTGCTCGTGGTGGTAGTGCTGCTCCTTCTGCACCAAAACCACCAGCAACTGGAACTCTTGGTTCAACCTCATTTGAAAGAAGAACACCAACTTCTACAGAACTTAAAGCAGCTCAAGCAGCAAGAGCTTCTGGTGCTGGTCCAGAAAAAGCACTTCAATCAGCAAAAATGGCTGGAGCTGGAGCATCTGCTGCATCAAAACCATTAACAAATCAAACAAAAACAGCATTCTCTAGCAGCACTCCAGCACTTGCTAAACCCCTTTCAACCGCACCTGAAATTAAGCAAACTGCAGATATCGCTAAAAAGACAACACAACCTCCAGTAGCACCAGGTTATCAAGGCGCTAAGAAACCCTTTGCAGAGGAAATGGATGCCTATGACCTGGTTCTTGAGTATCTCCTCGCCAATGGGCACGTAGATAGTGTAGATGAGGCTCATTATGTGATGCTTGAAATGGGTTCGGAGACCATTCAGAACATTGTTTCGGAGGCAGCTGAACCTCGTTCTGGAGGATCCGCACCAAATGTTCCCCCAAGTGTTTATAAGTTCGTTGATGAACTTCCTTCTAAAATTCAAGGATTAATGAAGGGTAAGCCATCTGCAGCACCAAAACCTGCAACTAAGTGATTCAATCCTAACATAACTTAAAGCACCTCTTGACGGGGTGCTTTTTTATTGCTAGAATCCGCTTTGTGCCGGTTGAAGATAAATAATAGCTCAAAGAATTTTTAATATGAGCTATGAAAATCCCTGGAGATTCAATGGGGAAATTTTTGAGTCTTCTGATATTCAAGATAATTTTGGTTTTGTATATCATATTCATTGTAATAAAACTGGTCGTAGTTATATTGGTAGAAAGTATTTCTGGTCTTTCCGCACACCAAGAGGAAAATCTAGAAAAGTTAAGTCAGAGTCCGATTGGAAAAGATATTACGGCTCCTGTCCTGAACTCAAAGCCGATATTGACATTTGGGGAAAATCATCCTGCGACAGAACAATACTTAGCCTCCATATCTT